TAGCCCCCCATCGTTGTCCAGCATTAGCTGCTTTGTTTGTGGAACCCGTAATAGCATCCATCTGCTCTTTCGTTAACCCCAACTCCTTACGGTACATGGCAATTTGTTCGGGGTCGGTAGCATAACTAATATCCGGAACCACTATACCACTGGTATCCGCACGCCCAATATTTATTTCGGATCCACCGCTGGCGCTACCCTTGCCGCCGCCGTATGCAGCATTGGCCGCTTTCTTCCCGGCTTCCTCAGCTTTGTCTCCTGCAGCCTTAACAGCGGCCCCCCATGCTTCGGCAGCTTCTGTGTTTTTATCTATGCCCTGTTTAGAAATTTTTAATGATTCTGCAAATTTACTAATGCTATCACGGCCAGCCTTCAGTGATTCTTTGATTGCATCACCGACCCCTAAGCTGTCCAAAAATGATATGAGTAAATCCATGGAGCCGGTAACAAGACTTTCAATGACGCTAATGGTACCATTAACGGAAGTGATGACAATATTTTTAACAGAATCCCAAATAAGCTGCCAATCACCAGTGAAGATTCCTTTAAATAAATTTATAAAATTAGTTATTTGATCTAATGCAGTTGTAACAATATCAATAAGTACACGAAACACCGTTGATGTTATGATCTTAATACGATCCCAGGCTGAACTTAACCTTGATATAATTCTATCCCCAAAAGTATCCCATAGTGCTTTTATCACCCCTATATAAAATTTTATGGTGCTCCATACGGCTTTCATATATGTTGAAACTGTTTCAACTAATGAACTCCAAAATTCCGCCCCGTCGCCGGTGGTAAAATAGGCGGCAATAGAACCCCATATTCTTTTTATTTCTGTAACAGCTGTTTTAATAGCTAATTTTACCGCACCCATTGTGGTAGTAACAATACGTTTTGTGGTCTGCCACATTTCCGCCCCGTCGCCGGTGGTAAAATAGGCGGCAAGAGTATCCCAATTTGTATATATAAGGGCTGCTGCTCCTGCAATAGCGGCAACGGTTAACGCTATTGGCCCTGTAAGGGCTGCAAACATTCCTGCAAGTGTGGGTATAAGCCCCATTAGCGTAGTAAATCCGGCAATCATGGCAGGGAGAACTACTAGTACTGTTCCTATCGCTAATGCAATCGGCCCTATTGCAGCAACAACGGCCGTTGCAATAACAATCGTTTTTTGCATGGTTTTTGACAGGCTTTTCCACCAATCAACGGCTTGTCCTATATTTTCAATAAGCCCCTTCACTACATCTTTTAGATTGAACGTCTCAACAATGGATGTGCCGATCTCGGAAAGGGCTCTATCCACATTATCGCGGAGCGTTGAGAATACCCCCCCTAATGTACTGGCCATCTTTTCAGTGGCGCCCGCATACAAGCCCGTTCCCGTTGTAGCATCTTCAATAGCTTTTTGAAGCACATCAAACGATATTTTGCCCTGTGAAGCCAGATCAAAAATTGCATCTTTCCCTACACCCATTGAGTCGGCCAGTAGCTTCGTCATGGGAATACCACGGTTGATAAATTCTCGTATATCGCGGGTCATAAGCTTTCCTTCAGCGGAGGCTTGACCGAACGTGATAGCCAGTTCATTAACATTAGCCCCCGTACCCGCCGCCACATCACCAAGCATCTGCAAATTAGAAAAAGCAACCTCCGTGCTTTGCCCCATGCCAATAAGGGTGTTATTTGCCTTTACCAGGTCTTTGAGCTGGAAGGGCGTGCCGGCCGAAAACTCTTCTAATTTCTTAAATGCTTTTGCCCCCTCTTCCGCGGAGCCGGTAAGGATGGATAACTGCATCTCAAGGGCTTCGTAATCGGCCGCGGTCTTGATAGCCATCCCAGCGGCAGCCACTAAAGGAAGCGTAAGTCCAGCGGTAAGGTTCTTGCCTACCGATTGCATCTTCCGGCCGACCTTACGGAATTTCTTGCTTATACGATCAGCCGTCTTAGCCCCTTTTTTTCGCACGTCATTCATGGCGGCATTGAATCCGCTTTGGTCGGCTGTTACACTTGCTGAAAGACTTCCTACAGAAAAGGCCAAAATTATCTCACATATTAATATTAGAATTAACCATATCGCGGCCTTCATCATTATCTAAGAAATACGCCCACGCTGAATCGGCCGGAAGCCCGCGGATAAGAATCATAAACCGACGCATCGGCATTGCGTTCGCAAAGACCTCTTCAACCAAATCCATCTGGTAGAATCGCAAAAAGTCAGCTTCCAGATACGCCCAGCCCCAGTTAAGGAGCCGCGGATCGTGGGCTTCTACTTTTTTTTAGTAGTATCGGTCATGCTCATACCCCAATGCTCCATAACGGGGGTAAGAATGGTTTCATTAACCAGCTTGAAAGATACATGGTTATAGTCGCCGTCCACGATCTTGGAAGCAAATTCCTTGCCCAGCAGCCGCTCAATCATTTCAAGGTTCTTTTCATCCGGAACCTCTCCGTTCTTGGTATTACGGTTTATGAACAACGGTAGCCATGCAGGGGCCTCACTCGGAAGCTCAAAAGTATCCCCATCGAAATTGACGGTAATAGCCTTCGCGCGTTGCGATGCCACCGCCTGATCAAAGTCAATGATTAAGGAATCTTCCTGCTCGGCCGTGAACTCTTCCAAGTCGCGGTCAAGTATTTCGGTATTTGTTAGTTCGTTTTCCATTATGTACCACCGGTTATGTCGGCTTTACTATTAACACGCATATCGGCGCTGAACTTTTGTGAATCCGGCTTCTCTGCCGTCTTTTCATAGCCGGTAATAAAGCCTGTAAAGCTATAGCCGTCGCCTGCGGGGTCGGTAAAATCCAGCGTGATCTCTGATCCCGTGTCCTTTGCTGTTTCCACGGCGGTCTGTCCGGCATCCGTTTTGATGAGGATTCCATTAAAGGAAGCCGTTGAGCCGATTGATGTTGCATTATACTGTTCCTTTATGATAGGCGGAGATCCGACGGTGTCGGAAAGTCCGGCCACTTCTTCTTCTGATATCGAATCGGATGAGCTAAATCCCAGTAGACGCCCGATATCATCGGTGTCTAATGTGATACTCCAACCCGCACTTCTTACTTCTTGAGCCATAATAGTAGTGTTTTAGTGTTTACGATTTATGTTTTGCCCAATTTTGCAGTGATGCTCGTAGTGCGCTGAATAGACCGCGCGCCCTTCATCATCGTTTTCCACAAAAGAAGGTGATGTTTGAATGGTTGTTTGTCGGATTTCGATTCCGTCAAATGTTCCGGTTATATTCGTTATAATTCGATGTATTTCTAATATTTTATCGTGAGCAAAGGTGTAACTGCCGCGCGTCGTTATCTGGCTGCCGAAAGCGTCTTCATCAAACGTATGTGATTCTTGCAGCACAAAACCTGGCTCGTCGTACAGGCATATCGCATTGTCAGGGGTATCCGGCATCGAGCGAATAAACAGATCCACACCTGTGGTGCCTACGCTCAGCGTTGCTAAATACTCTGCAAGTCCGTTTGCTATCATTACAGTAGGTCTAATAGTTCTTGTTTCGTCATTTTTTCAGTGAATGCTATACCTTCACTTATTAGATGATCAACGATTTCATCTTTGGTATTATCCATCGCCACCTCATCGGCGCGGTAAGCCTGCCCGCAATCAATCATGGCCTGTGCCTGTCTTTCTGTGGCCTCCGGCATAGGCTCATCTTTTTCGTAATTTTTGCCGTTCCATATTCGCGTGAATGCTGATTTTATCATAATGTTCGTTTTAATGCTTTTTTTATTTCCTTTTTAAGTGCCTTCGGTGTAAACGTCTTTATCGGGTCGCGCAGATAGTTCTTTTTTCTTCCATGCTGAAAGTTCGCATCTTGCTCATGCCACTTCACGGCATACGGCACTCGGGAGATACCCGTGCCCGGCCCGCCGCCGTAGCTAATCGTCCATTCCATTGAGTTGGCCGGGTTCTGTTTTACCATGCCCGAAGTGAGTAATGTATCTTCATCCAGCGGCACCTGCTGATTAGACTGCCCCAACGTTGCGCGCGCGGCATTCCCCACGGCTTCGCTGATAGCCGCGTTGGTCAACTTCTTTGCTTTATCGCCTTCCCATTTTGTCCAGCCACTCATATTGATTTCCCAATTTCCTGTGTAGCCGTGTTGGTGGCTGTTGGTATGGCGGTATTGTCTTCGGCGGGGGCCATTTGCTCCCCGTCCACACTCCAAATTATTAATGTTCCGCTAATTTTAGGCATAATAGTTTACCTCTTATTGTTTGTGTTAGAAATATTCGTTAAGCCGCTGCTATATCGGCAGGTACCGTAATTGTGAATGATGTTATTTCGCCATTTTGGCTCTCTGCAATATTGGTGTTATCCAATAGTACATGAGCAGACGCCGTCCCCACGGTTAGCCCGCTGATCTCTTGTGAGGCGTCCGAGCTTTTAAGCGTCGCCGAAACAATATCGGTGCCCGTACCAGCTGCGGCTGTACCAGTGAATGCTACCGGTAGGTCAGCCCCCCGCACGGCTACCTGCCCTTCTGAAGCCGCTCCGAAAGCGTCTGCTGGAAGGTCGATTGTTGCCAGTACGTTTGCTGAGGCGTCAAGTAAATCAATAGTGCCTCCATCAAATTGAGTGCCAAAATAATTAGCTTGTCCGTTTCTAAATGCTGCGTTTTTAGCCATAATAATGATGTTTATTTATTGATAGTTAGTCGATTTTGTTGCAATAAGACGTCCTTTGAATTCCTTGCTCCATTGATTTGCTTTCCATTCTACCCATACTTCATACCAGCGAGGGCCGCTAAAATCGGTGTCGTCCGTTGAAAGTTCAGCCGTTACAGTTTCCCCAGCAATCGTAAGTACACCCTGATCTTTTATAACTTCCGGTTCAGGAAGTGATTCCGATCGTGATAGCACGAAAAATAGATTCAAGCCGCTAAAATCTTCTCCCGATTCAGTGAAGTCGATAGCCACATACGCGCCTTGCTCGATAATAATTTCCTGTACGTTAGCCTGTAATTTCATCCTTCAATATTAAGGGTTCGCGCTACTTTATTTCCAGTTACAGTAAGTCCTTGCAATCGTTGCCCGCTAAGGGTGATGGTATTGCCTACCCGCGTGCCTGTTACTTCAATACGTAACTGCGGGCTTATTGCTATCTCTTCGATGAATAGCGATGCGGGGTTATCCGTAAGGGCGGTTGTAGCTGATATAATGACATCTGAAAGTACTTGCGCTGAGGCGGGATTATCCTGCAGCGCTGCCTGCATTGCAATTATCATACTGGCGTCGGCCGAAACCAACTCCCCTTCATCTGCAATGGTTATTGAGGCACTTAATTTGTTTGTAAGTGATCCATTTATTAATACGCTTCCTCTGGTGTCAACGAAGTGTGCCGAGGCGCTCATCAGTACATCTATCAACCCTTCGGCTTGTGCAGCGTTATCTTGTAAGGCGGCGTTCATGGATATCAACATCCCAGCGCCTATCGTAATACTTGCCGGTGCTTCTTCGGCAGCGGCTTGTCCTGCGATAAGTAAGCTCCCACCGCCTCCCACCGAGGCCGATTGGTCGGTCATTGCTATGGCCGCCTGAATGACATCACTAAATTTTCCTACAATACTTATTGCCGATTGCCCGCCTGTAATATCCGCTTGACCGGCAAGGAAAAGGGTTCCAACTATATCTCCATCTTCGGGTTCATCATTCAGCGTGCCTGCAAGGTTCAAACTGAGGGATGAAGCTATATCTATATTCTCTTTTATATCTTCCAGCGCGGCTTGCCCGGACAAAACCAATACACCGCCCAGATTCATACTTTCCCTACCGGCTGCAACTGCCGCCTGTGATCCCAGTAGTAAGGCTCCTGCCGATGCTGCCATTTCCTTCCCGCCTGTAATATCTACCGCTGCTCCAACACGTATATCTATCCGCTGGGCAAGAGAAGCGGCGTTATCGCTCAAAGCATTGCTAAGGGTTAATTTTATCGGCGCATCTATGTTTAGGCTTTCGGGGCTGTCGGTCAGTACAGCGCTTGACAAAAGACTTAATTTTGAGGCTATATTTAAGGAACCCGAATTGTCTGCTATCGTTTTCTGGCCACTTACAAAAATATCTGCGCCGCTACTGAACGCTGCAGGGCTATCGGTAAGGGAGGCCGATCCTGATATAGCCGTAACTGGCGCCTGCATGGGGGCCGTATCACCACCTGTGCCTACGCCATACTTTTTAATCTTATATACGCCAGCACCAAACGATCCAATCCCCATAAGGCCGGGGCTTTGTGCAGAAACATCGACATCAGTTACATTTACCTGGAAGGCAGGCTCGGTAGTGCCCTCTTTCCAGGCCTTTATATTGATACTATTTGAGGAGGGTATAAGCTCCATGTAGATAT